GCAGATGCTCGAAGCGGAAACTGGCTTGCGTCCAACGTCCGACCATTGGTTCTTGTATTTTTAACAATATCATATGTTATAGGGTGGTACGCCGGCTATTCACTGGAATCAGTGACTTCATTATTAACTATAGTCATAGGAGGCTATTTTGGTTCTCGCGGCGTCGAGAAGGTATTTGGAAATAATAAACATAAACAATGATAGAACAAGATTTTAAGATCTTTGGAATAAACGTAGGAGCAATGATATTTTCAGTAATACCTGAAATAAATACAGTACTACAGACAGTAGTTTTATTGTTATCAATAGGATACACAATACTAATGATACTAAAGAAATCAAAAGAATAACACAATGAAACATTTTAATGAATCTGAATTTAATAACTTTGACAAAATGGACCCTAAGCTTCTTGAGATGCTAGATGATCTTAGAGAAGCATATGGATATCCAATTACATTAACATCAACATACAGATCACCTCAACATCCAATAGAGGCGCGTAAGTCTAAACCTGGTGAGCATACTTATGGTGCCGCTGTAGATATGGCGTGTTCAGGAGGTGAAGCTACTTATAGATTAGTTAAAGCTGCAATTGAAGTAGGTTTTAAAAGAATAGGTATAAGTAGAAAGAATAACTTTGTTCATGTAGGTATAGGTTATGATGGCGCTCCGCCAATGACTATATGGACATACTAAATTAAATTAAATGGCAAAATTAATACGTAAGATCAGTATTGGTACTGACTACAAAAACGAAGCAATGCATTACTCTGTAGGACAAGAAGTTTATGGAGGGCATACTATTTCAGATATACTAGAAGAAGATGGTTCTTTTAAAATATTTATAACTAAAAACAAAGAAGTACTACCGTGGAAACATTTTAATTCTAACATGGCAGTATCTGTTGAATATAACTTAGATTATTAATGCAGGCACTTTTTGATTATATTATATCTACTGAAAATCGTTACAATAACGTAGTTGATGTTGATGACAAAAAATTAGTTGTTAATACAGAGATTACAGAAAGAGATTACATGTTTGTTAATCGTATTGGCAAAGTTGTTAGTGTTCCAGCTGGTATAAAAACAGAAGTAGAAGTAGGGGATGAAATAATTGTTCATCATAATGTTTTTAGAAGATGGTTAAACCAACAACAGCAAGAACGTAATTCTGCTAGTTATCTTGATGAAGACAAATATACTGTAGGAACAGATCAAGTTTTTGCATGTAAAAAAAATAATAAGTGGGTTGCACTACCTGGATATTGCTTTGTAAAGCCTATAAAAATAAAAGATAAATGGGCACTTAATACAGACGAAAATTTAAAAGGGGAGCTAGCATACACAAACAGCCAATTAAGTTCATTAGGAGTGTCTATAGGAGACGTGGTAGGGTTTACACCTAACTCTGAATATGAATTTAATATTGAAGGTCAAAAACTTTATAGAATTTTATCAAATCATATAACTATTAACTATGGACCGAAGAAAAAGAATAATAGAAGCAGCGGAAAAAGCATTGATTGAACTTGAAAAAGTTATTAAACAAAAAATTGATTTATCTGAATTAGATCCTGAAAAAGCAAAAACAGCAGCTCAAGCTAAGTGGGTTGCAATAGAAGATTCATTAAAAATTATAGAAAAAATTGAAGAGTTATCTGATAAAAAATCTAGCAAAGAATCTCATACTTTTTTAGGTGTTGAAAATAGAATCAAATAATGTACAAACAAACGCTTTATAAAATACACAATACTCATTTATCTGATAAAAAAATTAAGCATCTTAATAAACATAAGAAGTTTGAATATGGATACAATGAAGATTTAGACTGTGTTGTAATAAGTAAAGACGGTACAATAGGTGATATATATGAAATACAAGGTCTTAAGGTGGCAATACCTAAAACTCCAGATGCAATAGATGGAGAAGACTTAAAGCAGTCAGATCAATTTTTTAAAATAAAAAACAAACCTGAATCTTTAAATAAAATAAAAAGCATATATGACTTTCAATCCTATCCCGAAGATATTAAAGAAAAATACTACAAATATATTGATAGTGAGTTTAATTATCGTAATGATGGGTATTGGTTCATGTGCAACGGTTCCGCGAACTACATTACAGGATCGCACTATGTCTATCTCTCTTGGACAAAGATCGACGTGGGAGCACCAGATTTTAGGCAGGCAAACAGAATCTTTTATTACTTTTGGGAGGCATGCAAGGCAGATAAGAGATCTTATGGAATGTGCTACCTCAAGAATAGACGGTCTGGCTTTAGCTTCATGGCATCCTCAGAGACTGTTAACTTGGCAACAACTTCCAAGGACTCTAGATTTGGGGTTTTATCTAAAACTGGAGCAGATGCAAAGAAGATGTTTACAGACAAGATTGTACCCATATCAATCAACTATCCATTTTTTTTCAAACCAATACAGGATGGGATGGAACGACCGAAGACGGAGCTTTCCTATAAAATACCGTCAAGAAGACTTACCAGAAACGCCATTAAAGAAACCTATAGTCAGGAGGAATTTGGGCAGGGGCTCGATACCACGATCGACTGGAAGAACACGGGAGACAACTCGTACGATGGGGAGAAGTTACAACTCCTCGTCCATGATGAATCGGGTAAATGGGAGAGGCCGGACAACATACTCAACAACTGGAGGGTCACAAAAACGTGCCTCAGGCTCGGTGCCAGAGTAGTTGGTAAATGCATGATGGGATCAACATCTAATGCTTTAAACAAAGGTGGAGATAACTTTAAAAAATTATTTTATAATTCAAATGTCACAAATAGAAACCGCAATGGCCAGACTACAAGTGGATTATATTCTTTGTTCATACCTATGGAGTGGGGATACGAAGGGTTTATTGACAAGTACGGATATCCTGTCTTCGACACACCATCAGAACCGATTGAAGGAATTGATGGAGAAAAAATTTTTACGGGAGTCATTGATCATTGGGAAAATGAAGTAGAAGGATTAAAAAGAGACAGCGATGCTTTAAATGAATATTACAGACAATTTCCAAGATCTGAAAAGCACGCTTTTAGAGATGAAACAGTTAATTCATTATTTAATCTAACTAAAATATACGAGCAAATAGATTTTAACGAAGAGATGGCTATTAAAGGTTATGTTGTTCGTGGAACTTTTGCTTGGCAAAATGGTATAAAAGATACTAAAGTTATATGGGTACCTACTAAAAACGGTAGGTTTAAAATATCTTGGATACCACCAGATAATATACAAAATAATATAATTACAAAAAATGGTATTAAATATCCTGGCAATGATGGCTTCGGAGCCTTCGGATGCGATAGTTATGATATCAGCGGTACTGTTGGGGGTGGTGGGTCTAATGGTGCTCTTCACGGATTAACTACTTTTTCTATGGTAAACGATGTGCCTAATACTAAGTTTTTCTTAGAATATATAGCACGACCACAGACAGCAGAAATATTTTTTGAAGAAGTATTAATGGCGTTAGTATTTTACGGTATGCCAATACTTGCAGAAAATAATAAACCAAGATTATTATATCACTTAAAAAGAAGAGGTTATAGAGGTTATTCAATGAATAGACCTGATAAACTCTTAGGTAATTTATCTAAAACAGAAATAGAATTAGGAGGTATACCAAATACATCTGAAGATATAAAACAAGCTCATGCCGCTGCTATTGAGTCTTACATAGAGGATTATGTAGGACGTAAAGAAGAAAATCATGGTAGTATGTATTTTCAAAAAACATTAGAAGACTGGGCAAGATTTGATATATCTCGAAGAACATCTCATGATGCATCAATAAGTAGTGGACTTGCAATCATGGCTTGTAGAAAACACATGTATAGGCCTAATATGGAAAGAACAAATAAAAAAATAGATTTTCGTTTTGCTAAATATAAAAACGATGGATCAATGAGTAAGATAATACAATAAATATGGCAATAACAACAGGACAACTTCCTACACAATTTCCGAGTCAAGCTGTCTCAGATGAAGAAAAAATGTCTTCTGAATATGGTCTATCGGTTGGAAGAGCTATTGAACAAGAGTGGTTTAATAGAGATAATAACCCAGGCATGTATTATCGAACTAGTGAAGAATTTCATAGACTAAGATTATATGCAAGAGGTGAACAATCTATTAAAAAATATAAAGATGAATTTTCTATAAATGGTGATTTATCTTATTTAAATTTAGATTGGAAACCTGTACCTATAATACCTAAATTTGTAGACATAGTTGTTAACGGTATGCAAGATAGACTTTTTGATATTAAAGCTTTTGCGCAAGATCCTATATCAACTGGTAAAAGAACAGACTTTGTAAATAAAGTACAAAGAGATATAAATGCTCAGTCTTTATTAAAACAAATTGAAGCTGAAGTAGGTGTTGATGCTAGAAATGTTAAAGAAGATGACATGCCTACTAATACTGAAGAGCTTGAATTATATATGCAATTAGCATACAAGCAAGGTATAGAAATAGCTGAAGAACAAGCTATTAATAATGTTTTTTTAACTAACAAATATACAGAATTAAAAAAGCGTGTAGATTATGATTTAGCTGTTTTAGGAATAGGTGCTGTTAAAAATACATTTAATAATACAGATGGCATAAAATTAGATTATGTAGATCCAGCTAATTTAGTTTGGTCTTACACTGAAGATCCTAATTTTGAAGATTGTTATTATTTTGGTGAAATAAAAAGGATAACAGTTAATGAACTTAAAAAACAATTTCCAAATTTACCAAATGAAGAAATAGCTGAGTTTGTTAAAAAAGGTTCTAACTGGACTAATTATAACAAAGATCATTTTAATACTGCTAAAAATAATGAAATAGATAACAATAATACATTAACTGTATTATACTTTAATTGGAAAACTTGGGAAAACAATGTTTATAAAATTAAAGAAACATCTACAGGAGCTGATAAAGCTATATTAAAAGATGATCAATTTAATCCACCTCAAGATAAAAGAACAAGATTTGAAAGAGTAGCACAAGCTAGAGAAGTAATATATGAAGGAGTTTACATATTAGGTAGTAATATTTTACTTGAATGGAATAAAGCTACAAATATGATAAGGCCTAGTTCTAATACTAATAAAGTATTAATGAACTATACTGTATCAGCTCCAAGAATATATAAAGGTAATATAACATCTTTAGTGTCTAAAATGACACCTTATGCTGATTTAATACAATTAACACATTTAAAATTACAGCAAACTATTCAGCGAATGGTTCCGTCAGGTGTATTTATAGATGCTGATGGTATTGCTGAGGTTGACTTAGGTAATGGCACAAATTATAATGCTCAAGAAGCATTAAATATGTATTTTTCAACTGGTTCTATAATAGGTAGATCGCTAACAGTTGAAGGTGACCAAAATCCAGGTAAAGTACCAATACAAGAATTACCAGGAACTCAAGGTAATCAAATGCAAATATTGGTAACAGCTTATAATCAATATCTTCAAATGATAAGAGATATAACTGGATTAAATGAAGCTAGAGATGGTTCTGATCCTGATCCTAATTCATTAGTTGGCGTTCAAAAACTTGCTGCGGCAAATAGTAATACAGCTACAAGACATATATTGTCATCTAGCATGTATATAACTTTAGCTCTTGCGGAAGCTATATGCTTAAGATTTAAAGATGTATTAGAATTTCATCCTACAAAAGAAGCTTTTATTAATTCTTTAGGACAATTTTCAGTAGGATCTTTAGAGGAAATGAAAAATATGCACTTACATGATTTTGGTATATTTTTAGAACTTGAACCAGATGAAGAACAAAAAGCTATTTTAGAAGCTAATATACAAGCTGCATTATCAAGAGATAGTATTAATTTAGAAGATGCTATTGATATACGTGAAATTAAAAATTTAAAATTAGCTAATCAACTTTTAAAAATTAGAAGAATAAGAAAGCAAGCTCAAGATCAAGAAATGGCAAAAGCTGCTTCAGCTGCACAAGCAGAAGCTCAAGGACAAGCTCAAATTGTAGTTGAACAAGCTAAAGCACAATCAGAACAAATTAAAACAGAATCTAAAATTCAATATAGACAAGCTGATATTGAATTTGAAATTAAAAAATTAGAAGTAGAGGCTCAAACTAAAAAAGAATTAATGCAATTTGAGTATGAATTAAACGTTCAATTAAAACAATTAGAATTACAAGCTCAAAAAGAATTAACTCAAGCTAATAATCAAGGGGCTATGGAAAGAGAAAGTTTAAAAGTTTCTAGTAAATCAGTTTCTGGACCTCCATCTTCTGGAAAACCAGCAAAATCATTTGAATCAAAAGGTAATGATGTTTTAGGTGGTATTGATTTAAGTAGATTTTCACCTAAATAAAAAAAGTTAACTATTATATTATATATTATTATGGAAGAACAAGAAAAAGTACAAGTTAAGGTTGTTGCAGACGATAGTCCAGCACCTACAAAACAAGAACAAGAAGCTGCGGTATTAGACCAAGCAGTAGAAACCGGGGAGGTAGCATCTGAATATGGTTTACAAGACGATGGTGTTTATAAAATTAACCTAGATAAACCTCCTGTACAAAAAGAAGAAACAAATGCCATTCAAGAGCGAGAAACAAAGGAGGTATCTGTGGGCGAACGAACCGGAGATAGCAAAGAAGTGGACAAAGAGGTACGGGAGCAACCCAGTGAAGAAAATAAAACCGTTCAAACTGAAGAAAAAGTATTAGAACAAAATGATTCTCCTTTAGAATTAATTAAAGAAGATGAAGATGTTGTAGTTAAAAAAGAAGAACCTTCTATAACTACAGAACAAAAAGAAGAAATTAAGGAAGCTGAAAAACAAATGCTTCCTGAAAACGTAGATAAATTAGTTAAATTCATGGAAGAAACTGGTGGATCTTTAGAAGATTATGTTAATCTTAATAGAGACATTAGCAAGTATGACAACACTACTTTAATGCGTGAATATTACAAGAGTACAAAACCGCATTTAAATCAAGATGATATTGAGTTTATGCTTAATAAAAATTTTGGTTATGATGCAGAGACGGAAGATCCGTCAGATGTTAAAGCTAAACAATTAGCTTTTAAAGAAGAATTATTTAATGCTCAAAATCATTTTAAAACAAGTAAGGAAAAATATTATGCTGATCTTAAGTTAAGAAAGCAAAATGATATTGATCCTGAATATAAAAAAGCTTATGAGTATTATAATGAACAACAAGATTTAATAAAAGAAAGTGAAAATTTACAAAAAGATTTTTTAAATAAAACAACTAATGTTTTTTCTGACGATTTCAAAGGTTTTGATTTTAGCGTAGGGAAAAATAAATATCGTTTTAAAGTAGAAAATCCTTTACAAGTTAAAGAGTTTCAATCTGATATTAAAAATTTTGCTAATGAATTTATAGGCAAAGATGGCACTATTTCAGATGCCAAAGGCTATCACAAAGCTTTATTTGCCGGACGAAATGCAGATAAAATAGCTAATCATTTTTATGAGCAAGGCCGTGCCGATGCCATAAAAGATCAAGCTAAAGCTTCTAAAAATATAGATATGTCACCTAGAGTTGATAATTCTAGTGTTGTAAATTCAAATGGTCAAAAAGTTAAAGTTGTTTCTGGAAATGACTCTTCTAAATTGCGAGTTAAATGGAAATAAATAATTTTTAAAATCAAAACAAATGGCATTTACAGTAGGCATACCAGCCGCTTTACAACCAACCCAGAGCAAAACAATGTATCCTGGGAACTATATCGATTTTACTGATGCAAATTTTGCTCAGTGGGGTCAACAATTTTTACCTGATGTATACGAAAAAGAAGTAGAAAGATATGGAAACAGATCTATCGGTTCTTTCTTACGTATGGTATCAGCGGAGATGCCTTCCACTTCAGATCAAATAATCTGGACTGAGCAAGGTAGATTACACACACGTTATGCTAATGTTATTCCTTTAGGAAATCAAGGCGCATTACCAGGTGGAGCTGTTGCAGGAGCAATTGTAGCAGGAGCATCAGGTACAGCACTTAACTTTAGTGTACCAACTGCACAACCAAGAAGCACAGGAATTACTACAGATAAAACTGAGCCTGTAAACTTTAGAGTAGGAGAAACAGTAATGGTACAAATTCAAACTTCAGCTACATCAGCTGTTGGTGGAACTGGCGAAGTAATCAAAGGAGTTGTTACTGCAGTAGCAGGACAAAACTTTCAAATTAAATGTTACGTTGCTCACGGTGGTATTTTAGTGGCAAACAGAGTAACAGCTATATCTTATGGATCAGAATTTGCTAAAGGTACAGGTACTTTTACAGAGTCTTTAAATCCTAGCTATGCTACATTTACAAACTCACCTATTATCTTAAAAGAAAACTATGCAATCAATGGTTCTGACACAGCTCAGATCGGTTGGATTGAAGTTACTTCTGAGAATGGTGCTAGTGGATATTTATGGTACATGAAGTCTGAACACGAAAATAGATTACGTTGGGAAGATTACATCGAAATGTCTATGGTTGAAGGTGTTCTTAAAACAGGTGGACAAGGTGGTGCTAACGGAATAGCTTTAGGCTATACTGCAGGCGCTAGTTCAATCACTGTTGGTGGAACTAATCAAAATGCTAAAGGTACTGAAGGTTTCTTTGCTGCTCTTGAAGCGCGTGGAAATGTATATCAAGGATTTGGATCTCAAGCAGCTGCAGGTGCAGGTGGTGGAGCATTAACAGATTTTGATGCAGTACTTAAGCAATTAGACAAGCAAGGAGCTATTGAAGAAAACATGCTTTTCTTAAATCGTGAACTTTCTTTAGAGATTGATGACATTCTTGCTATGCAAAATGGTGCATATCCAGGCGCAGCAGGTGTTGCTCATGGTACATCTTATGGTGTATTTAACAACAGTGCTGACATGGCATTAAATCTTGGATTTACAGGATATCGCAGAGGATCTTATGACTTTTACAAAACTGACTGGAAATATTTAAATGACTGGTCAACTCGTGGAGGTTTTGGTGATGTTGAAGGTGTATTAGTACCAGCAGGAACTTCTACAGTTTACGATCAGCAATTAGGTCAAAATATCAAGCGACCATTCTTACACATTCGTTATAGAGCTTCAGAAACTGAAAACAGAAAAAATAAATCTTGGATTACAGGATCTGTTGGAACTTCTAGCCCTACAACTGATATTGATGAAATGAGAGTTATCTACTTAAGTGAAAGATGTCTTATTACTCAAGCTGCAAATAACTTCGTGTTATTCAAAGCTTAATATTTTTTAACTATAGGATACGGGCTCTTCGGAGCCCAGTATTCTTATTTTATATTATTTTATTATGAAAACAAAAGTACAAAGCCCAGAAAAGAAATGGGAATTGAAAGATAGAGTATATGTATTAAAAGGAGATATGTCACCTATAACATATACAATACAAACTAGACACACCCCAAGAAAACCTTTGTTATATTGGGATGAAGAAAAAGGAATGAATAGAGAATTAAGATTAGCTTCTAATCAAAAATCTTTATTTGTTGATGAACAAGATGGTTATTCTACGTTACAGCATTTAATATTTCAAGATGGAGTATTAAACGTACCTAGAACAGAACCTTTAATACAAAAGTTATTATCTATATATCATCCAAGAAAAATTTGGGAAGAAATAGATGATCAAATAATAGCTGAAGATGAAATAGAAGATTTAGAATTTGAACTAGAAGCTTTAAATCTAGTAAGAACTTTAGATATATCACATTTAGAAGCTATAATGAGAACTGAATTAGGTTCTAGTGTCTCTACATTATCATCTAAAGAATTAAAAAGAGATGCATATCGTTTTGCTAGGCATAGTCCAGCATTATTCATTGAACTTTCTGAAGATGAAGATATAACTTTAAGAAACTTAGCTAATAGAGCTGTTGAATCTGGTATTTTAGAATTAACAGAGGACAACACTGTGTTTAAGTTTCCTAATGGTAAAAAAGTAATGACAGTACCATTTGATCAACATCCTTACGGTGCATTAGCACAATACTTTAAAACAGACGAAGGAGTTGATTTAATGAAATCAATTACTAAAAAGCTTTCATAGCTTACCTGATGTAAGGTGAGAAATCAACCTTACATCAACAAATTAATATAAAAGTAAATAAATGGTAAATATAAACAATGTATACCAATCTGTTCTTGTTATCACAAACAAAGATAATCGTGGTTATATAACGCCTGAGGAATTTAACAGATTAGCTGAACAAGCTCAAAATGAAATATTCGCAAGTTATTTTGTGAGAGAAGCAGGTTATGAGTTAAACGCTTTTTTAACAAGTGATTTTTCTGATCCTAGTACTTATCTAGCAGAAAAAATAAATGTGTTTTATAAAGACGGTACACTTACTCATTCTAATGGTGAATTTGCATATCCTGCTGATTTATATAGAGTAGGTGTAGTATCTGTAGATAACGTTGTAGCAGATAGAGCTTCACATGAAGAAGTTAAATACATTAATTTATCACCATTGACAGCACCAGTAAAAACACAGCCCGTGTATTCATTAACAAACACGGGTGTTGTTGTTTATCCTTCAACAATAACATCTGGTGTAAAATTAGATTACTTAAGACAAACAATTAGACCTAAATGGGGTTATGTACTTCAAGGTACAATACCTTACTATGATCCTACTGTATTTGATCCAGCTACTGATAGTTACGATGTAGTAGCTAAATCTTATAATTTTGATTTACATCCTTCAGAAGAAAACAATTTAGTTGTTAAAATACTTAACTACGCTGGAGTTGTTATAAAACAAGGAGATGTAACTGGATTTGCACAAGGTAAAGAACAACAAAACGCAGCAACTGAACAATAATGGCAATATCAAGAAGACCTTTAGATGTAGATAATTATTCCGCTTTAGATGGTGGCAATGGATTAGCAGTCCCTGGATATTACAGGAGAACAAACTTAAACGATATAATAAACAATTTTATTGTAGCATATATTGGTGATGGTAAAATTCTTACTCAGGTTCCTAGATATGAAGTAGCTTTCTTTGCTCAAAAAGCGGTACAAGAATTTAGCTATGATGTATTTCACTCTGAAAAAGCTTTAGAAATACAATTAAGTTCTTTAAGACAAATGTCTTTGCCATCAGACTATGTTAATTACATAAGCATAAAATGGACAGATGCTAGTGGAGTGCAAAGAACAATACTACCAAGTACAACAACACAAGCTAATCAAGGCGTTGCACAAGATGAAAACTATCATTACTTATATGATAATGATGGTAATATAATATTTGCAGAAACATCTGAAACAATAGATAGATATAAATCTAATAATCCAGAAGAAAATCAAGAACTTGCAAGTACATATTATTATGGATATTTTGATGTGCCTAATTACTTTGGCTACTTTTGAGGTCGTTATGGTTTAACACCTCAATATGCTAATATAAATGGTACATGTGTTATAGATTTAAATGCAGGTCAAATATATTTTCCATCAACAATACCTCAAGACACATATATAACCTTGAGCTATATATCTGATGGTTTAGGTAACAATGGCGACTTTGAAAACGTATTAGTACCTAAGATGGCTGAAGAAGCTGTTATGTCAACACTTCTTTACAACTTATGTAAAATAAGGCCATCAACTTCAGGTCTATTACCTTTGTATAAAAAAGAAGCAGCTGCTAAAACAAGAAATGCAAAAATTAGAATAGCTAATATGAAAGTAGATGAAATGACTCAGATATTTCGTAATAAAGCTAAATGGATTAAACACTAATAATTTTCTATGCCAGAAATTAAAAGAACATTCAATGTCGGTAAAATGAA